CTACGAATTGGCTTCACTGCTATTGGGCTGGGGATTATTGAGCAGTGAATCTAAAGAGGTAACAATTTGATTATCCGTTTTTGCCTTATACTCATCAATTAAATAAGCATAAACTTTCGCTGTAATGGTAATGTCGCTGTGGCCTAGACGTTTAGATATGGCATACAGATCGTTTCCCTCGGATAGAAGATAAGCAACGTGAGTGTGTCGGCAAGAGTGAAAATGGAATCCGGCTAAGTCAATTTCATTCGCTTTAAGCGAGTCTCGCAAGGTTTTGTTTATAGCTGATGAGGTGGGAATAGTGTTGTATTGATTAACGAATATTCTATTTAGTTTATCGTTTTTGGGCAACTCATCTAGTAGATCTAAAAGCCAATTGTTAACTCTGATTGTTCGGTGGGATGACTCATTTTTAAGTTCTTGAAAGTCTTTGTTCGTCTCATTCCATGATTGGGTAACGGTAATTGTATTAAAGTTAGTATTAATGTCTTGCCACCTCAATCCTTGAATCTCGCCCGGACGTAGCCCGGTTACTAGGGCGGTTATAATCATGTATTTAGAGGTAAAGCGTGGATTACGAGTTTTAAACAAGTAATTCAGAAGTCGTTCTAGTTGGGCTACGCTGAGATACTGAACCTTGCGAGTCTTATCTTTGTTGTAGTTGATCGCAATATTTGTGATAAAATCTCTTTTTATTGCGCCATCATAAAGTGCGTCTTTTACACAGGCATGAAATAGTGAGTTCATTTTTGATACAGTAGACTTTGCATGATTTTTACCGTATTTTTTAATAAAAAGCTGGTACTTTTCACGGTCAATGTCAGCAATAGAGACGCCAGAAAAATATTCTTTCAATATGTTGTGGGCCTGTGTATAAGTGAGCTCAGTTCTTTCACGTACAGTTCCTTGCTTGTAGGTTTCAAACCATTTCCAAAAATAATCAGGAAAATCGGAAAATTTTTCAACAACTAGCGTGCCAGAATTGCGATCAACTTCTGCTTGATTTGCATAGGCTTCGGCTTCACGCTTTGTTTTAAATCCGCTTTTATTTTTTGTTCTAAAGGCACCACTGGCGTCCTTAAAACTGACTCTGACTTGCCACGTTTTCCCACGTTTACTAATACTTGCCATTGAACATCGTTCCTTTCTCAGTTAAAATGAACGAGTAAAAGTCTTAGGGCTTTACTCAATATATGTGTTGCGCACCCATTATCTTGGCGGAGACGGGGTGCGCTTTTTTGTTTTCTAAGTAAAATGCATTATCCCTGAAATGCTGGTGTACCGGGGATGATCTATTTTCTGAATTAAAGTCAGCGCTGCTTTGATTTTTGGGGATCGTTGTAAAATAAGCTCTTACCATGCTTGGTTTGGTAAATGAATTTGTCGTACAGCCCTAAAAGAATAGCAACAATCACAATGGGCAACATCAAGTGGCTGGCAATCCATAGCCCCAGATCGTAGATAATAGCAATTGGTAAAATCCACCATATCCACTTAGTGAAGAACTTGTAGGTTAGCAAGCAGAAAATTATTGTGAATAGCAATAGCATCCTTAGCACCTCTACTCATAGACTTTTATCCCACCGAGCATTGTTGTTCTGGCAATGTTTTCATAGTCCCTAGTTTGAATATATTGAAGACTGGGTTCGTCAACATCCGATAGGATTGCGATCTTTTTAGTGTGTTCAAACAGATAAGAAGCAATCGTTCCTTTATCTGATTTACTTAATTCTGTTGCACCATCTGGTACATAAAACGTTACTTCGCTGTCATCAGAATTAAACTTGACTGAAACAGCACCGGATATGTTAGTCCTAGATGAAAAGTCTTTTGCAAGTACCTTTACGGATTTTTCGAATGCCGCTTTACTATCACTTGAGGATTCGCGCTTTGCAGCATACTCGCTATCAGTTGCACTTTCATCTCTAGATTCTTGCTTATCTCTTGCCTTTTTCGCACTGGCATATGTTAAATCAATCACCGTGACGTTTTTGTCCGCACTTGCACCACGATTCTTGGATGTGGCAGATATTGTATATTTGTGAACTTTTTGACCGCCGTTAAAGTCAAACTCCTCTTCAAAGTTCCCATGGCTATCAGTTTTAACAGTTTCATCGAATGTGGTGTTATCACTGCTTATTTTTACGAGTGCCCCCGGATTAGATTTGCCCTTTAAAACTGCCATCCCTGTGGAATTGGTTTTTAAATGTGTGCTGCTTAATGACAGTTTTGTGTCACCCATGGCTATAGACAAGCCAATGCCAAGAATAGCTAGGGCAAAACCAACACAAAGTGCTATTAAAGACGGCTTCAACTTTTTCTTGCGAACTAATCTTATTATTATCCAAATGATGGCAATTGGAATGATGACAAGGCTTAGCAAAGAAATGTTTCCCAGAAAACTGATCATAAAAATTTCTCCCCTGAATATATGCAGCTTTTAACGCCGATCAGATTTTTTGGGCGTAGAGCTATTAGTAGGTATAGATCAAACTTTGCATATTGACTCTTGGTGACATATCTTGTCGGGTCATCATAGTTTCAAGATTTCTGCCAAACATCTTGCCAAATGCTACGCGACCAGAGCCATTACGGTAACGAATTATCTTGGCACCAGACAGGGACTTCTGAGGACTGTTGTGAAAGTAAACCTCCGAGACTTGTTGTAAGCGTACAAACAAAGCAGACTTGGAAATTCCATAAATTGAACATATTTGTTCAAAGTTCCAGCCATCTTGTAAAGCATAGATTAGACAAACATCAGGAAGCAAAAACATTGAAGCCGCTACGTTTGCTTCAATTTCAATTGGGTCATCTGTTTTTCCGAGTACAGAATTACTACCGTCCCGAAATAACGATTGTCCGTGTCCCTTATGGAGTATGTAGTGTCCGATCTCGTGAACCTTAGTGAAATTTTGACGGGCGATATATTCTCTGTCATCGTAGTACACCTTGTAAAAGCTATCAGATTCAACAAAAGCGCCTATGACACCCATCGCCGAGTCAAAATGGTAGGGCGATATAGCTAGCGGCTCACTAGACACAAGTGAGTGTAGAGCAAGTTGAAAACTGTATGCGTGATAAGAACCTATATTACGAACCTCATTATCGGTAATTGATCGCACGGCATTAGAAATTTCAAAATATCGTTTTAGCTTCATAAAGATACACGTCCTATACTTAGTAAAATTATTCTCTGTTCTTCCGTTCTTGTTCAATATCACGACGAGTGAAGTCCGCAAATCGTTTAAGGGCGTCCGAATATGCCTGATACTCTTCATTACTCATCCCATCGGGATCAGCTAGCGAACGAAAAAGAACGCTAGGAGTATCATCAGAAGCAGTATTATTATCATCAAGCAAGGAGTCAACAGACACATGAAGTACATCTGCTACAGCCTTTAGCTTGTCAGCAGATGGTACTTTTGTCTTCCAGGAATAAATAACATTTGTTTTTAATCCAGCCTTATCGTTTAACTGGGAAAGGCTGTATCCACGTTCTTTTGCAATTTTTTTTATTTTTTCAAACATTGTCATAGCAGGCTTTCTCCTATTTATGACAAGCTCATATTAAACTATTGTTTCATTTTTGTTTGACATTTCTAAACTATAGTTATAATATGAGTTCATCAAGTAATTAAGCAAGAAAAAACAAGCAGTTATCAAATGCACTTTGCCGGGTGAATGTTGATAACTAGAGCTTTTATTGCTTATTTCGTATGCACTTATTTTAAACTATAGTTTAATAAAATGCAATAACTTGATGAATAAATTACACGAAAGGAGCGAGAAAATTGGTAGAACAAGCAATTGACGACGCCGCGTTGGAAATTGAATTGAAGTATACAGCCGCCCTAAAACGTCATGGATTATCTCAAAAAGCCATGGCAGCGTTGCTTACTACTCAGGACGAAAAAGTGGCACCATCGCAAGTTAATCGAGCAGTTAAAGGAGGGAACGAACCAAAGTCACAACGGATTCGTTTTCAAATGGCTAAAATTCTTGGAATCTAAGGAGGATTAAATTATGGAAAAAGTTATACCGTTTAATTTTGAAGGCTGAGCAGACAGCATAAGGAGGAAAACGAAACAATGCAAGCAGAACTGCCAAAGCAAATGAATTACAAGCAAGCACTAAAATTTTTCAACATTGGTTCTTATAACACGTTGTATTCCTACATTAATGAGGGGCTTAAAGTTACACAAGTAGGCAGTGTTAAACGGATTGATCGAGATGACGCAAACGAGTTCTTGGAAGCACATAAAGTTCAGTCGCACCGTGCGGGGGGGAACTAATTTTAGGAAATTAGTTGGATTATACAGTTGAAAAACAGCAGACAGCATAAGGAGAAAACAACATGAAGAAACTGATCAACGTTTTATGGGCAATAGAAAAAGACCTCAGTGTTATCGCAAGCAACACTGAAGCCTTCAGAATGCGATATATCGGTTGCGATGATCCGGGTCCAAAAGGTGTTGAAGGGAGAGAAAAATAATGCTTCCAATAATTGCTTTAATTATTTCGGTTGTTTCCCTAGTAGGTTCATTAATACTAGTGTATCTAAGTTCAAAACTATAATACATTTTCGTAATTTGAAAAATCATCAAATAAAAATTATTGAAAGAAGGAAACATCATGAATCCAGAATATTTTGCACAAGAGTTAAAAGGAGCAGTGTTACAAGCTAAAGAACGCCACTTCTACGATGACATTCGAGCACAAATTTTAGCAGCGGCTTCATTGGGTAAAGAAGAAGTCACAGTTGAAACACAAAGTGAAATTCCGAGTGAAGTGCTTAATAGGCTAGAACAAGTCGGAATTAGCAACTATGAAAAGGATAAAACAGACTATCTTTACCGTATTACGTTTGATTTAGCCGAAGTGGGGGAACAAATATGATTGCACTACGTTTAATCGGGTGTCTCCTAGTTGGCATCATTATCGGTGTGTATCACGACCATCTGTTTGAGTAAGGAGTGATGATATGGGACAGACAATTGAAGCAAAGGTCGCTATTCAAGTCCCTGACAGTTTTGAGCTAGTCAGTTCAGATGAACTAAGCGACTTACGTTCACAGTCGGTAGTTGGTCGGACATGGACAATGAATGACTTACGCGACTGGTTAGGCCACAAACAAGCCGTCTGGGTTAAGGACAACATCTTATACAATCCGCGCTACAGCAAAGACATTCAAGCCATGATTAACCACAATGAAATTCGGGAATCGAAGGGTAATGGTTCACCTTGGCTGTTTAAGGCAAGCACTATGGCAGCTTGGTTAGATAAGCATTGGGAAGAGCTGCCATGGTAGCAGTAATCATCTTCACGCTAGTTTTTGGACTTGGTGACTTGCTAAGAATCATGTATGAAAGGTGGCGTATGAAATGAGTTTGTCAGAGATCATTGGTGAAAACTTGCGGGTAATCATGGCAATCCGATGTCGAAGTATCACTGACATTTATAACGAAACCGGAATATCACGAACAACGATCACCAGTATGAGAAAAGGTGACTTCAAAATTATTCAGTTAAATACGTTAGATAAATTGGCGCAGTGTTTAGAGGTGAGTGTAGCCGATCTGGTAACGGAAAAAGTGTTCTACAAGGGTGGTGAGAAGCATCGAATTAACTCAGGAAACGAAAAATAATTTGAAACGAATTGAATTTCAATTGTTGAACGCACGAAAAAATCCCGTTAGCAGGGCAGCGCTAGCGAGCCAACAGACAAATCCCATGACAAGAATTGTCTACTCCGATAGTAGACGTAAACACCATATTTTGCAACAGCTATTAGGAGGCAACCATGAATAAAGTAGGAAGACAAGACTTGATTGAGGCGTATGAGTCAATTGAAGTTAGCTTGCAACAACGCATTGCATTAACACCGGTTAATCAGTTTAAGCAATTACTACATGACTTCACACAGCTTTATCGAACACAAGGAAAACTAGCAAGATTGAAAGGGGTGTCCGTAAATGGCTGAAAACGAGCTTGTGACGTTTGAACCGAACATTGAGGTCAATCCTACCCCAATCAAGATTAACAACCTAGAGCAGCTCGAAATGGCTGTTAACGGGGTAGTCACTAAGTATGGTCAAGACTTCGTGGTGACATCGGACAATGTGGCCGACACGAAGAAAATGCGGGCCAACATCAACAAGATTGCTAAATCAATTAACGAAAAGCGTTTGGAAACGGATCGCCAGTACAAAAAGCCTATGGCTGACTTCGACGATCTCATGAAAGGACTAGGCGATAAGGTCAAAAATCTTCTTGATCCGCTTGATAGCAAGATTGAAGAAATTGAGACACAAGAACGTCAAGCACGGTATGACTCGGTCAAGGCTGATATTGCTGAGATGGCGCCTAACTACGGGGTCTCCGTGACCGACATCGAAGTGCAACCAGGATGGCTGCTTAAATCACTCAGCCACAAGAAGCTGCTGGAACAGATTGCCGAAACCATGACGCAATTGCGCAAGGATCGCGACCAACGTGCTACCGACATTCAGACCGTGCGCACCTACGCCGACCAGATGGAGATTGAGTCAAGCGGCTGGGTTGCCATGTTGGGGCAAGGCTTCAAAGTGGACGAAATCTTGCAGAAGATCAATCAGGCGGCCGACCGCCGGGATTCCTTGGCTAAAGCGGCAACAGAAAAGAAGCGCTTGGCTGATGAAGTTGCTAAGGCAGTAGCGGCTACTCACCAAGTCAAGCGTGGTAGTGAGACCGTGGACACTAACACAGGTGAAGTTGTCCCACAGACCATCACCATTAAGCTGACAGGCACGCACAAGCAACTCACGCAAGCGTGGGCCGGTATCAAGCAGTTGGGAATCACGGTCGAAATGATTAGCAAGGAGGGATAGCATGGCACGAATTGTCAAAGCTAAGCGTCAAAAAATTAAGGTGCCAATTCTAGTGATGGGTGCCAGTGGTTCAGGTAAGACCCTAGGATCCCTGCTGATCGCTAAGGGAATGATGGAAGGGATGTACCCGGACGCAACCAGCGAAGAGCAGTGGGACAAGGTAGGTGTCATTGACACCGAACACAAGCGAACCAATCTCTATGTAGACACGGAACACGATGGTGTGCGTATCGGAGAGTTCCCCAAGGTTGATCTGGAAGCACCCTTTGATTCAGCGCACTACCTAGACGCGTTTGCCAGCCTTAAGCAGTATGGCTGTCAGGTTGTCGTGATTGACGGTATCTCAAACGCGTGGAGTGGCGAGGGTGGTGTGCTACAGCAGGTCGATGACAGCAATAGCCGTGGCATTGGTGGTTGGAAGGACGTGGCCCCAGAGCAACGCAATTTTCTCAAACTGCTCACCGATCAAGACGTGCACGTCATCGCGACAGCGCGTAGCAAGCAAGGTGTGGAAGTTACCACAGACGACAACGGGAAGGCACAAGTCGAAAAAGTTGGCCTAAAAATTGAGCAAAAAGATTCGCTGGAATACGAGTTTGCGATTGCCTTTCAAGTGTACGAAAACCACATTGCTCAGCCAACCAAGGATAACTCTTCAATCTTCACGCACCCTGAACCACTGTCACGCGAGGTTGGTCACAAGATTTACGATTGGGCCGAAAAAGGTGTAGACGTGCGGACACAAGAAAAGAAGCAAGCCAAAAAGGCACTGGGGATCATTGCGGAGCTGGTAAAAGGCAGTAACGCGGCCAAACTCCAACTTGAACGTGTTACCTCTAGCCGACCACCGCTAGAAAATTGGCCGGTAGATAGCTTGCGGAAGCTATACGCGGAACTAAAAGCGACATCAGACAAGGAACAAGCAACAAAGCAGAAGGAAGACGCAACACCAACTACAGACACAAAGGGAGATAAATAATTATGGCATTTGGATATGATGAAACAAACGTAGGCAACGAACAGATCACTAAGCCTGGGGAGTACGAAGTCTATGCAACCAGCTTTGCAGACAAACTGACTCAGCGAACACGTAACGAAATGGAAACTCTTAATTATCGGGTACGGACAGACGTTGACCAGCCAGCTAAGGGTGCACTGATCCAGTACGACAACTTCGTGGCTACTCCCAAGGCACAATGGCGTTTTAATGCACTAACTAAAGCTACCGAGATGTACGAAAACGGCCACGACTTCGGCACCCCTAGCAATTGGGCGGAAGAGATGTTAGGCAAGCCGTTCATTGCAGTGGTTACCATGGAAGAAGACAACAAGGGCGTGTTACGGCCTAGTGTTCGTTCCTTCAAGCCATCACTACACAAGCCTATGGCAGAAAAGCCAATCATCAAAAGCAATAAAGCCATTGACGCAGCTGCTAACTCAATTCCGGCGAACATGGGTAACGGTGCGCCAACGGCCGGGCCAACTGATCCATTTACCGGTAACGGTGGTGGTGTAGACATTTCTGACGCGGACGTCCCGTTCTAAATCATTAGGGGGTTAAAAAGTGTCAGATCAAGGATGGATTAAGTTGTACCGGAAAATTCAAACGTCCTTTGTCTGGACTAACTCCGATCAGCTTAAGCTGTGGCTGCTAATTCTCATGAAGGCTAACCACAGCCAAAACAAGTTTTTATTCAACGGAAAAGAAATAACAGTGTCAAGCGGAGAATTTGTCACAGGCGTTGATACACTGGCATTTGAGTTCAACAAGGGAGTGAAGTCTGTCAATCGCGTGGCAGGGCGTTCGTTATGGAGATGGGTTCATAAATTTGAAAAAGCCGAAATGTTGTCAATCAAATCAACCACTCAATATAGCGTTATATCAGTGTCTAACTGGGGTGAGTATCAAGACACTGTCAAGCAAGTGTCAAGCGATGGTCAAGCGACTGTCAAGCGTTTGTCCACAAACAAGAATGATAAGAATGAAGAGAATGATAAGAAAAAAGATAAGTCGAAGAAACCAGCTGTCGACTACAAAAAAATTGTTGACTATCTAAATTCAGAAACTGGACACAAGTATCACACCACCGGCAAAACGCGTGGAATGATCCATGCACGAATAGCGGAAGGCTTTACAGAGCATGATTTTGGAATGGTGATCCACTACAAGTCATTGGAGTGGAAAGACAATCCAGACATGCAACAATATCTAAGACCTAAAACTTTATTTTCAGCAGAACACTTTGATGACTACACTAACGAAGCCAGAGCGGCGGCAAGTAAGCAGCAACGGCAATCCACCTCTGGACCACCGGTCTTGACCCCAGAAGAGGGTTCCGCGCGCCAAGCCGACTACATGGCACGGTTAGAGAAGCAATATGCCAAGGAAGGTGAGAGCAACGAATAGAGAGATTGAGGCGGCTATAGTGGCCGCACTACTAAAGGAGCCGAAGAACATTGAACTGGTCAACGCTAATTCCGATTGGTTTGTTGATGGAAACTACCGCACTTTGTTTGAAGCTATGCAGCAGGCCGATGACGCTTCACTAATGACGGTCTATGGCAAGGCAAAGGTTCTGTCAAACCAGTTCTCTATGACTTATAAAGAACTGATTGAACTTAGGGGTGCGGCTATCACTGATGCTAATCTGCCGGAGCTGGTGCGCGACTTGCACCGACTATACGGTAAACAGGAAGTGCAGCGAGCTATGGCGGTATACCACGAAGCGCCGTTTGAAGATAACCTAATGGCGCTGATCGCCGCTACCAACAACCTTGCAGCGGTAGACAGCGCGACTGATGATGGTTCCTTTGATTCGGAGGTGAACGAATTGGATTACAACTTAGATCACCCTAGCGATCCAGGCATTAGGTCGTATAAGCGGCTTGACGAGACACTTGCCGGTGGATTCTATGGCGGAATGCTACTGACTATCGGTGCCCGGCCGGGTGTTGGTAAGACGGCTTTCAGTGTTAACTTAGCTGCCACGATGTTGAAACGTAACCCTGAAATCCGTATTGACTACTTCACGTTAGAAATGACAAAGCGGGAAATGCTGAACCGTTTTGTATCGTGGGACACAGGAGTACCGTCAACGTCCCTAAGAAGCTCTGCTAGCACGTTAACACCGACAATCAAACAAATAGTCAGGGATTCGGCAGAACGCTTTAAACGGTCAAATTTAGCCATATACGACACCACTAAAACATTAGGTCAAATTGCCGGGATCATTCGGCGTCATGCCAGCGAAGCCAAGAAAAATGAATATGTGGCTTTCGTGGACTATATCGGACTGATTACCGTGCCAAGTATCAAGGAGCGTTACCTACAGGTGTCTGAGATTACCCGGCAGCTAAAGGTGATGGCGAACGAGTATGACGTGCCGATCATCGAACTGGCGCAACTTAACCGTGGGCTGGAACAGCGGCAAGACAAAGAGCCACAGCTATCCGACTTGCGGGAGTCTGGATCGATTGAACAAGATTCTAATGTGGTCGCTTTCTTGACGCGTGACGCTAAGGTGCCTGACGTGCGCAACGTTGTGATCAAGAAGAACCGGGAAGGCTGGCTGGCGCGAATTCCTTATCAGTTTAACGGTCAGGGCATGAAGTTTCAGGAATTGGACGTGGATAACGATGGTTGATGGGTACATGAGTAGAAGCGAGTATGAGGAGGTTATGGCAGCAGAAGGCCTTGTAAGTTCGCGTGCCGTGAAATTGTATCTGTTAAAAGCTAACGACTTTTTCAGGCAGCAAGAACAGCTTAAATTGGCTGTAGCGGCACACCCAAACAACGTTGCTTTGATGGCTGGCTTGAAACATGCTGATGAGTCTCGAGTCGAAAACGTCTGGTTAGCAATTGAGACCGCCAGAGCTGAAAAGCTGCAAGGCTGGAAGTATTTGGAAGACGGCAATGATTTTGTTAACACACTGCTTATCAAGTATGAAGGCGACATGACGCGTTGCACTCATCTGGAAAAGCTGAAAACGGAGTACATCGAAATTTTGGAAGAGGAACAGCAGAGACAAATTAAGAATGAGGTGAAAAACAATGGAGCATAAGTACCCGAAAGGCGGTGTGGTTAATATCCGCCCCGATTACTACAAGAATAACGGCCGCGATTTATTCGACCATTTCGCGGAAATTATGCCAACACAAGGTTTTCAAGGATTCATGATTGGCAATGTCATGAAATATATCGTTCGCTACCCAGCTAAAAATGGGGTTGAAGATTTGCATAAAGCACGAACGTACCTAGACCGGTTGATTCAGTTTGAGGAAGGGCATAAGTGAGGTGATTGCCATGGCTTTAAACGTTGAGCTGATGGCTAAAGTCAAAGCTGCTGAAAGCGAGTATGGCAGTTCTGAAAAGTGGCCGGATTCAGTCATCAAGGAGTTAAATAAGTTGACTAACCGGGAGCCTGACATTACGCACACCGAAAATTTTATTATGATTCGGCGGATGATCCAGCACGGGTTTGACAACTACCAGATTGTGGAAGCACGGAGAGTGTCTATAGGCCACGTTAGACATATCCGTCTCGAGATGACTAGGGCGGGTGAACTGGACTACGAAGCCACACCAGATGAGTTAAAACAGATTCAGTACAACGTTGACCACATGCTTAATCCTAATAACCAAGTCATTGCTACGGCAATGGGTCGGAAGAAAGATTGGGTGCGTTGCATGAGAGAGAAACTACGGGAGACAGCCAATGAAACGCGGTGACAAAGTGTGTTATCTCCGGCACCACCATATTAAGCAACCGGCCACATGGCTATGCTGGATCACTCGTGGTGATAGGCGGCAGGCGATGGTAAAAATTAAAGGCAGCCACAGGCATATTGAGGTGGCACCGAGTGATGTTGAGATTGGGAGGGCTAGCGATGAAGATTAGAGTTTCGGATGTTTTTAATTCTGAAAATGATATTAGAAAAAACATGTCGGTTGGCATGAATGATGAAATCGAGGAAGAACTAGCAGACAACTTGGGAATTGATGTTGACGATGTTGAAGAAATACTAAGATATGTGCAGATATACGTTAAGAGTGACGTAATAAACCAGTTTGTTAACGTTACTCCTGTGGAGGGCGAATGATGGTACCAAAATTTAGAGCATGGCATATGCTGTTTGGACCTAAAGGGCCAATGCAAGAAATGGTACATGGAAAAGCTAGTAACATTCTGGCGTTTGCTGAGATGTTACCAGATGAGTATATCGTAGAGCGGTTTACTGGTCTGAAAGACGTGAACGACAAGGAAATCTACGAAGGAGATATTGTTACAGTACAAGCAACCAATGATGATGGCTCAACTGATGGCATGCTTGGAAAAATTGTATATGATGATGATATTGCTAGTTTTGAATTTACCACCACTGGCAAAGGCGGTTGGTACACTTCCAGCTTTGATAATCTCTTTGAGGAAGGCTTTTTTGACATTCATGTTATTGGCAACGTACACGAGAAACCAGAACTATTGGAGGACAAAAAGTGAAAAAGTTGGTTATGACGTTTATTTTAGTAGGACTCACGGTGACACTTAGTGGTTGCCAGATGATTGATAACTTTACATCTAATTTTCGACAACAGACTTATGGGTTACCCATGACGGTACAAACCTATGACGCAAGTGCGCAAAAGATTGATGATATTCATGGTAAATCATTGTCAATTACCCGTGATACTAAGTTTGACCAAACAAATTCAGATGGCGAGACCACTAAGAAATCGAGTGTTTTAGATTTGACACTAGGTGGTCAGCAGATTACCCACGTAGGAAGTAGTCTGATCGCTTATCAGGACGGTCTAACCAACGTTTTGGATAAATACCCTAAACGAGAAAAGATTACTAACAGCGATGCGTCAGTGCCGTTTATGAATCGCTTTGTTAATCGGTATCAAAATGCATTTAGTGGAGCGAGCAAAGTAATCCTGATTCGATCACAGTTAGGACAGCCATTAGCGACTTTTGCTGGAAACGCTGTTAGTTATCAATCAACTAAGGTGCCAAGCAGTACGGCCTTGCTGATTGATGGGAAGCGACTGTTTGTTTACCGATGTGATTACACGATATATACGATGAACTCCTTAGCGGGAAGTGATAGTTAATGGCAGCACCGACGGCATTAAATAAACGTGGCACTAAAGTCCATCTAGATGGGTACACTTTTGACAGCCAAAAAGAGGCTGACTTCTACACGCGATTCGTTCGGGATAGCGAATTGCAGTATGCAATCCACCCTAAGTTTGTGTTAGAGCCACTAAAAACGTTACCGCGTAATGAACGATTGAAAGTTCCCCAATATGTATATACACCGGACTTTGTAGTATACAATCCGGCAGGTAGGCTGTTCCATGTTTATGATGTAAAAAACAGTTTTGGCCCGTATGGTATTAGTACTGACGTTAAGAACCGTTTCAAGGCCTTCACTCGAAAATATGGGATTCCAGTCGAAGCAGTAGTAGTGAGAAAGCATGATTTTAAAGTAATAGCCCAAGGCATTACGAAACAGCGTAAGCCCACCCAACCACTTGTATGTACCAATTTTCAATATGACTGGATTGAAGCAACTAACCTATAGGAGGTAATCACAATTGACAGTTGGACAAAAGGCCTTTCGGCGATTCGTTCTCCGTAGCTTTGAAGAGCATCAGTATGATTTAGGTCGCACGTTGACGTGGTGTGAACGGCACTATCACAAATTGTCGGATCCAGAACGTATTGCCATGAATCATCTGACTATTAGAGAACGGAACGAAGTATTATCGGAAATCATCACATTAGGATTAGCCAAGTGCTAAAGGAGCGAATTAATCATGACAAGCGAAATTAAAGATAACAGTATCACCGTTAAGGGCAGTGTTTTAAACTCAACTGAAAAGACAGTCAACAAAGGCCAAGTTATCGAATTGAAGGTACGAATTCCAGCGGATCAGTTCGATGGTAAGCGTGATGCCTTTGCGCAAGTCCTCGAGGGACACTCAATTATGACGTTTACGCCTAATCAAACAGAACTAGATACTGATGGCGAAGATAACCCGGATCAAACTGAATTGGATGTGGACTAGATGGCGAGTAAAACGGATTTTGAAAAGGTAACGGTCTATCTATTTATCCTGTCAGTTGGCGTAGGCTTATATCCAATGCAGATTATCGGTGAATTCATGCGAGATGTGAATTCACGGGTCGAAGTTGACCCATCGCTTGATATTGGTGTGCCAGAAGATATCAAAAAGATTTATGAAGGCTGGACGGAGAAAGAAGAGTCAGCATTTCTGATCTTTTTCGGACGTGCTTGCATGGATGAGTTGGAGGCTAACTGATGAAAGAAATTTTTGAGACAGTTTGGAATATGCCTGCTGGTAGTCTGCTGCTGTGGATTTTCCTGGTTTTGATTGGCTTATATGCTGGAAGCTTGATTATCGCCGGAATTGGTTTTGGAATATCAAGACTTATCATGCTTCATAAAATTAAACACAGCAAACTATAACTGCACAAAAAACGTTCCAGCAATAGCCAGAACGTCCCGCGATCTATTTTTTCCAACAACTAATTATATCACGGGGTGACGGTTTTTGGGACGCAAGGATAAAAGTAGATATGAGTGGTTGCAAGAATATCTTGACCTAGAAGAACGTTGCCGTTACTTGCGGTGGCAAATTCGGAAGGCTAAAAGAGAAGAAGTGCGATGGACGGAAGGTGACTTGCGTAATATCCGGCTTAACGCGAAGTCGCGAGGATCGCACGTGTTAGACCAGTTGCCACCACTGGAAGCAGAGCTAAGCGACTGTGAGACTGATAGACAGGAGCTGTTAGATCTGGTTGACTCGTTCCATGGGTACGAGCATGACTTTCTGAAAATGCACTATATCGAAGGCATGACGCTGGAAGACATTGCTGATGATCCTGAGTTCCCATATGGGATTGACTGGATTCGGCATAAGTCCGCTGAACTTCATAGAACACTGGACTTCTTAGATCAATGGGAGGAACGAAAGCAGACGTTTGTAAGAAGGTTTGATACAGAAATCGTGGATTATATCACACCGATTCCGGGATAGTGTAATTTATGTGTACACGTAGATTACATGGGTTTCTAGGTTTCGTGGGATTATATTGGTAACATAAACAGATTGCTTAACAGCCGCCAGCTGGCGTTAACGTGAGTTCGATTCTCACGGGCGGCATTGTGGTGGAATGATGAACCGGCCACAAGATTGCCTCTCTCAAGGGCGTGCATAGCTCAACGGCAGAGTAAAGAAGATACGGGTTCGACTCCCGTTGCACGTGTTGGCCGATGTATTGATCGTTGCATTCTTCATTACATCAGCTTCTTTCATAATTGAAGGGTAGTCGCTGTAGGCAAATGGTTAAGCCGCCAGCTTATGCTGGAGATGCGGGTTCGATTCTCGCCAGCGACATTGGGCAAATAACTCAAAGGAGATGGACTCTCCCGTTCATTGACTGAGTGCCCAAGTGTGATTGTAACTGGTGGTGGCCTGCCAGAAGAGGGCGGTTTGACTTCCGTGTGTGGTTCGATTCCACACCAATCACATACACGGTCGTCTCAAACGAGGCGGCCTTTTAGTTTGGAGGAATGGCAATGAGAAACTATCGTTTGTTGGCATCAGTATTATTGATATCAACTGTTTTATTGTCAGGGTGCACACGTACCCTAGAAAAAATTAAAAACGGTAAATTGCCCACTGATACTTATATAATTGAGAAAACCAACTTTGGTAACGAAGACGTTTTCTCAATGATTCCGATATATATTTCTAATGGGAAAACAACCACAATCAACTGGGTGCCAATGTGGAGTCAGGAAAAATACTTGCGAGTAAGCTACGTATACAAAAGCCACATCAGAAAGCTAAGCACCGATGATTATGATGTAGTTAAAACCCACAAACACCCATTTATTAAAGTTAAGCAAGGACAGGTTAGAAGCAATAATCCTAGCGTGGTTGCATACATGAGGTGATGTAATGAGAAACTATCAACGGGACAACTTAATATTCGGCCTGCTGATGGTGCTACTCATTATCGTGTTGGGAGTGTGGCTATATGCGACACACTGAATATGGCTACGTTAGCCCAGCAGAGAACCATTGCTATCGTGACTTAGAGCGTTGGTTGGCTGATAAGAAGAAACGTGAGCGTCGTGCTAATAAGCATGGCGCTTTTAATTTACACAAAGGTGGTGATGATTATGCCAAGAGTAAGACGCTGTAGACAGCCAGGGTGCCATGCCATGGTTAACTTCCCTGATCACTATTGCAAGCAACACTATGAACATGAAGCAGAGTACCTAGCAAGCCGTGAGCGTTGGGCACGTAGCCACGATAAGCATTATACGCACAAGTACAACACAGTCACACGTAATCGTGATGACACTAAGCGTCAGCAATACAACTTCTATCATACACGACAATGGTCACATCTAAGACAACAAGTCCTAGAGCGTGACCATTATTTGTGTGCGTATTGTCGTGTGCAAGGAATCATCACGGCTGCTAAGACAGTTGACCATATTGTACCCATTGAGTACGACCAAGCACTCAAAGCAAACGTTGATAACCTTGCTGTCATCTGCGGTAAGTGTCACCGACTAAAGACGGATTGGGAACAAGGCTACTATGGCACAGGCCAAGTCAATGAGCTAAGACAAGTCAATGAGATTACTGATGTGAGCGCCATTAATGTACTGATGAATAAGGAGAGATGAAAATGGAAACAGATTACATGGAGCAAAAATATGAATCAATTCCAAACTTTGAAATGGTCAAAAACGCTATGAGCAGCAAATTGACAGACAAACAGGTTGAAGAAGCTAAATCAGCTATTAACCGTGCTGTCGTGGGCAACAAAGGTCATATATTTATCGATTTGCTGTCATACACACCAAATCAGGTACGTACTCTGAGTGATGTGCTTAATCGCAAAGGCTATCCAGATGTAAAGATTATGATGGCGAATGACGTCGCTAGATATATGACCATTGAATTAAACCCACTACATTTAACGCGTTAGACAGTTTAGAAAAATCAGGTGTAACGTATCGAAAGACAAATAAAAATCACCCCCGCCCCCTATTAGCGGCCAAGAAGAGCGCTCACAATACCCTCATCTTGTGACGCAAACGTTTTTTGAAAATTTTTAGGTAGGGGGGGTCACCCCATAATGAAAGGAGGCAGAAAAAATGAAAAAAGCGGATAAAGACGTCAACGACGGGCAATTAACGCGCACACCGCCAGCTTACTTAGGACGGCAAGCTAAGGTCGTTTGGCGTCGATTAGTGCCTTTTTTAGAGGATAGCACCCCGGTTAAACGCATTGATAGCGGTCTTGTGGAGCAATATGCTTCCCAATATGAGATTTATCGCAACGCTTATAAGCACATTCAAAAGAACGGCGAAGTCCAAGCAATCTATAAGACACTTCAAGGTCAGACTGGTGAAAAGATTGGTCAGGATTTTTTGGGTTATAAGCGAAACCCGATGACTCAAATTTACGATTCAGCCGTAAAAAATCTAACGAAGTTAGGCGCTGAATTGGGACTATCTCCTAAGTCACGTAGTGATTTGCTCAAGCTTAACTTAGACGACCACAAGGACGAGCGGAGCATTAGCGATCGCATGAAAGAATTTCTCGGAGGCTGATAATGAAAGTTGATTTGACACAAACTCATGATGTTATTGGGGCATATCAAGCGTTAGACTGCTCAGCGGTTCGTCGCCAATACACTGATCCGGGTACAAGATATGCCTTTGAAGTCCTCGACGAGAAGGTGATTACTGGCTATCTGATTAAATTAGCGGCTTTTCGCCATATCCGAGACTTGCAACGGCAAGGTAGCGTTGAATTTCCGTTTACTTATTCGGTTAAGAAAGTGGATCAAGTGCTTAAATTTGCTGCCATCTGTCCGAATGTTGATACGGGCGAACCAACTAAGCTTATGCCGTGGCAAGAATTCATTATGGCTATGCTGGTTGGCTGGCGTAATGATGACGGTGGCAAGCGTTTCTCACGGGCCATTGTTTCTGTTGCACGTGGACAAGGTAAGACGTACTTGATGGCAATTATCACTGCCTATAGCTATTTAATTGAGTCATTGGGCTTATCCAATCAAGATTACTTAGTATCTTCTATTAATTACAAACAAACTAGTAAAATTCTGGGCTACATTAAGTCGATGTTAGCCAAAATCGCAACCATTGAGCCGTTTAAAACGCTAATGCATGATAGTGGATTAGATACACGGACACTTTCCTCGCAGGCCGATCAAGTTACGATGAGTATTACTAATAACAAGTTACGGGCGATTAGTCATGAAGCTGGTCAATATGACTCTTTTCACTTTACAACGGCTATTTTTGATGAAATTGGCGAAGTAAAAACACGGCAGAAGATTTCTAAAATCGTTTCAGGCCAAGTTAAGGTGCGTAATAAGCAATTTGTTCAGATTTCAACAGCTTATCCCGATCCAACCGTGCCATTCCATGATGATGAACGTATGATTCAACAAGCCATGGAACAGGATTACTTGCGTGATGCTGATACTTACTTAGGCCTGATTTGGGCCCAAGACAGTTTAGACGAGACGTTTAAGCCTGAAACTTGGGTAAAAAGCAATCCCTTACTTGATCTGCCAAGCCAGTATGAAGTCTTAATGAACGGGCTGACAGATAAGCGTGATTCTGACGCGTTGTCAGGGACAATTAATGATTTTCAGAACAAGAACCTTAACCTTTGGCTAGAGCAATCAGTGGACAGCTTCCTCAAATTGCCTGACGTTGAAAAGGCCATTATGCCATCGTTTAGCTTTGATGATCGTCAAGTCTACATTGGCTTTGACTACTCAATGTTTAGCGATAATACCGCTTTGGCATTCGTGTTTCCCTATCAGGATGCTACAAGCAAGCCACGATGGTTTATTTACCAGCATAGTTTTATTCCGTGGCAAAAGGCCGGTTCGATTGAAGCTAAAGAAAAACAAGATGGCATCAACTATCGTAATTTAGCCCAAAAGGGTTTCTGTACGATCAGCAGCCACCCACAAGGACTGATTAATGACGAACAAGTCTATCAGTGGCTACTCAATTTTGTAGAGCGTCACCGACTAGAAGTAGTCTTTTTTGGCTATGACGCCTGGGGAGCCACACCAGCTATTAAACAACTGGAACTTAATTCTGGCTGGCCGTTAGAAGCTATCCGTCAACGAACCAGTGAACTGAAAGACCCAACTAAGTTTTTACAAAAGATGTTTGTTGAAGGTTCAGTTGACCGGCTTGATGATCGAATTATGGAAAAGGCACTACTGAATGCAGAAATCTATGAAGATAAGATTGGCATTCAGGTCGATAAGGCTAAAGCCACGCTAAAAATTGATGTGGTTGATGCGCTGATTGACGCCTTATTCCAAGCCATGTATCACTTTGAAGACTTTTCAGACGTGAATAATCCTGATAAGCAGGTGGAACGTCTGACTAAGGAACAAGTGCTGGAGTGGTTTAATAACCCAGAATCGGGACTGCTAGGAGATGACATTGATGATTTTTAAACGTTTTTTTGCCATGATTTGGCACTATTTCGACTTGCTATGCTTCGTAAGCGCCTTGATTGTGGCGGATTACGGGGCATTTTTATTTGGCAAGCCTTGGGGTGTTATGGCAGTAGCGGTGACACTATTTGTAATTGGCTGGTTATCAGAAGTGATTAGCACACCTCAAGCTAAAGGAGGTGATTAATGATGCCAGTATTTAGGCCACCTGAAATTAAGAATCAGGTGCAAAGTGTGCCCGTTGAAGATAGCGATATTGTTAACTTTCTGAATCCTAATGGTCAGCGTAACTATGTTAGCGCGACGGATGCTTTAAAAAATTCTGATATCTATTCGGTAGTCAGTCAATTATCTGGCGATCTGGCAACGGTACAACTTAGTGCTAACATGCCACGAGCGCAAGGCATCCTGAACAATCCTAGCAGTACCGCCAATGGTCATGCGTTTTGGCAATCAATGTTTGCACAATTGCTTCTAGGGGGTGAGTGTTTTGCTTATCGTTGGCGCAATCCCAATGGTTTGGATTTGCGTTGGGAATACTTGCGGCCCAGTCAGGTTGAAACGTACTTGTTGGAAGACGGAAGTGGCCTAACTTATACCGTGACGTTTGATGAAACACAATTAGGTGTACGGCAATACGTACCACAGGGCGACATGATTCACATTCGGTTAACTGGTATTAACGGCGGTCAAACGGGTATCAGTCCCTTAGAAGCACTAACTAGTGAGCTACAGATTAAGGACGCTTCCAATGACTTAACCTTAGCTGCTTTAGCACGTTCGATAAGTGCGCCTGGTGTTTTACAGATCAAACATGGTGGCCTGCTTAACGAAAAAATGAAAGCTAGCCGATCACGTAACTTTATGAAGCAGGTCAACAAGTCAAATGGTGGCCCAGTTGTAATCGATGAACTGGAAGAATATAAGCCACTCGAGATGAAGGCTGATGTAACTAAACTGTTAAGCCAGACCGATTGGACTAGCAAGCAAATTGCTAAAGTGTTTGGTATTCCGGATAGTTATTTAAACGGCCAAGGCGATCAGCAAAGTAATATTGATCAAATCAAAGGTATGTACGCCAATGCGCTAAACCGTTATATGCAATGCATTATATCGGAGCTAGATAACAAGTTGAACGCGACTATCACCGCCAATTTACGGCCGGCAATCGACCCATTAGGCGATGCCTTTGCCACGACACTATCTGGATTGGCTAAGGACGGCACAATTGCTAACAATCAGGCAACCTGGGTATTGCAACAACTAGGATACTTTCCTGCCAATATGCCAGAGGCCATTCAAACAGCGGAAGGAGGTGGAAATAACGAAGAAGGTAATGATTAAAGGAAACGTAGTTGACGATGAGACAGCGGCGTTCTATCAATTCTTCGGCATGCCAGCGGTATCACCAGCCGGTGTGTCTGATGTGCTAGACAGCGCGGGGCCTAATGACGACTTAGAAGTTGACATTGCGTCTAATGGTGGTGACGTGTTCGCCGCTAGCGAAATCTACACGATGCTAAAGAACTATCAAGGAAATGTCACGGTTAATGTCCAAGGATTAGCTGCCAGCGCTGCGAGTGTGATTGCAATGGCTGGCGACAAAGTTTCTATTTCACCCACAGCACAAATTATGATTCATAAGGCGTGGTCAGGTGTCCAAGGCAACGCGGACGACTTGTCGCATGAATCGAATGTTTTAGATAGCATTGATCAGTCCATTGTGGCGGCTTATGTTGCTAAGACCGGCATGGCTGCTGATGATGTACTTCAATTGATGGCTAATGAAACTTGGATGACTGCTCAGAATGCAGTTGATAAAGGGTTTGCAGACGAGATTATGTTCGTCGATGACAAGCAACCTCAATTCACTAATTCAATTTCAGAGATTCCTTCCAAGGCGGCAATCAACAAATTTATGAACCTGATTTCCAAGTCACAACCCAAACCTACACCTACACAACCTAAAGAAACCCAACCTGCTAATGCGTTAATGCAAAGCAAGTTGGCTATTTTGATGGGTAAAAACAAAAAGGAGATCGACTAATGCATAAAAATATTAATCAATTAAACGATGCCTGGATTGCTCAAGGGCAAAAGGTGTCGGATCTGAATGGCAAGCTTAATGCTGCCGTTTTGGATGATAAATTTAACCAAGAAAAATTCGAAAACATGACTGCAGAACGGGATAACGCGATTGCTCGTCGTGATGCCTTACACACACAACTGGAAGAAGAACGCAAGGCACAAGAGATCGCTGATATGGCTGATGAGAATAAGACGCCATTGAACGATACAGAAGTCAAAATTGAAAATGAGTTCATTAAGAACTTCCAAGGCATGATTAAGGGTGACCCCAAAGTTATGAACTTGATTACATCTTCCACTGACGAATCGGGTAACGCCATTGGACTGACGATCCCTCAAGATATTCAGACAGCGATTAACACGTTAGTTCGTCAATATGATTCGTTGCAACAATACGTTAAGCGAGAAGCTGTCTCAACACCGACTGGGTCACGAGTTTGGGAAAAGTGGACGGATGTTACCCCGTTGGCTGACTTAGACGATGAAACGGCCACAATTGGTGACAACGATGATCCACACTTGACGCTGATTAAGTACGCTATCCATCGTTACGCTGGAATTAGCACAGTTACCAACTCCCTATTGAAGGATACGGCGGACAACATCATGGCTTGGTTATCACAATGGATTGCCAAGAAGGTTGTGGTCACCCGCAACGCTAAGATCATTGAAGTTATGAACAAGGCCCCAAAGAAACCGACATTAGCTAAATTTGATGACATTATCGACATGATTAACACCTCTGTTGATCCAGCGATTAAGTCGACCTCTTTCTTGCTAACAAACACTTCAGGTTGCAATGAGTTGTGCAAGGTTAAGGATGCAATGGGCAATTACCTGTTGCAACCAGATCCAACCCAACCAGAT